CCGAGAAAATGATTATGCAGAATATTTATGCGAACTTTAAAAGTACTACAACCAGTAAGAGATCAATTTGGCCCCACAAAAATTAATAGCTGTTTCAGATCCGAGCCTTTGAATACGCTCATTGGTGGATCTTCTAAATCACAGCATTGTTGTTCAGGAACTTCTGCTGCTGCAGATATCGAAATCTTTAGTGAAGAGATTTCTAATCTGCAATTAGCACAATGGATCAAAGATAATCTAGAGTTCGATCAGCTGATTCTAGAAAACTATGCTCCTGAACGTATTTCAAAAATAACAGGGAAACCTGAAGGACCTAATTCAGGATGGGTACATGTGTCTTATTCTTCTATAGGTGAGAATCGTAAAGAAGTATTACGAATGGTAAAGAAGAATGGTAAGCATAAATACTATCCTGGTTTAACAGAATAGGGATCTTGCACCATGTTAAGTCAATTCTGGCTGAGCTAACTTAGCATAGGTGGGCAACGGCGAGATCCCTATCTGAACTTCACATACTTGTTACCTCTTTTCCTTCTGCGGAATACTTTAGGTTTAGGATAGTTTCTGATTGCACGTAGTGCTTCTAAACTTAAACCAAGATACGCAGCTTCCTCATCATCATCAGTAATTTCAGTCCAGCATTTAGAACATAGACGTTTATCCATTTTCTACTGACAACACCTCAAATCGTTTAGACCAATCACTTGGCTGATCATCTACAAGCATTAATGTAACAACGTCATGTTGATAGTTTAAAAGCTTCTTAGCTTTATCTAGAATCTTCTTAGAGTGGTTTTGTTTGTAGATAACAAAATGACCACCATCTCTGCACAATCCTGCAAGTTTGTAATAAACGTTTGTTAAACTTTTTTCCATGGCGTTTCGTAAGTTCCTTTTTGAATTTTGTCTATAATCTCATGAATAACATCTTCAGGAGCAACAGATTGCCCAAACTGCTGAGAATGCTTTAATACATTGAGGATTGCTATCAGTTCTCTAGCAGTAAACTTAACGTCACTATAGTACTTCTTATCTTTCACTTATCTTATTTTAAATAGTTCAGCACAATCTATACAGTAATCTTCATGCAATGATTTACCTAAACGCCAACCATAAAATTTCATTTCTTTCATGGCTTGTTGCATAGGTCTAATATCAAATACTGCAGATTCCCCACAGCTATCACATTCAATTTCGTATTCAACATATTTTCTGATAGTCATGGCACTTCTCTTTTACCATGATGCAAGTTAGCTGTAAGAACAGCACACTTTGCAGAACAAAAATTATTCCAATTATCATAACCCCACCATCTTAATTCTGAAGTAAAGTCAGTTCTATAATCATGAGGATTTCTATTATTACTGATCTTCACACTTCCAAATATTTGTGGTGATAAACTTTTTTTGCATTGAATACATTTAGGTCTTTTACCTCGCCACTTTCTCAAGTGAGCCAATTTAGATGCATGCCATTCTTTTAATGTCATTTCTTTCATAATTCCTCTTTAAAAACACTCACAACCAACTCACAACCAACTCGTTTGATAAAAAAAGGCAAAAAAAAGGGCTAGAGTTTGCCTTTTGGCGTACCCTAACCCAATCAGTTACATAGAGATTCTAGGCTTAGAATCAGCTTCAAAAGGTATAGTATCTTCTGGATCTGCAGAACTCTGATTGTTTCTGTTATCCATAAGAGCAACCTTGTTTACCAAGAACTCTGATTTACGACCTTTTGTACCATCCTGGTTGTCCCAAGTACGTTCTCTGAACTGAGCATTACGTACCAACAGTTTGTTGCCTTTGTTGCAGTACTTGACAACAACATCTGCAACAGGACCATATGCAACACAGTTGAACCATGTTGGCTTATCCTCACGATTATCGTCTTTAACTGCCATTGACCAGTTGGCAAAGGTTAGACCTTTTGCAGTTTGTCCTGTTTCGATGTCACCACCGATATTACCTAAAAACATACATTGATTCATGATCACTCATTGAATTAAAGATTATGGATAATGATGCCACCTACGTTACACCAATGCTTAGAAGCAGTAATCCTATAGATGTACTTATCTTCTTCACATAGTGCATCGCAAACAGCCTTAATCAGGTTATCAAGATCAGGTCTTACGTCATGAGGACTGCCATCTCTTAACAACCTTTTCTTCTTCGACCAAGAACCAGGCATGGGCATACAAAACTGTATGCTGATAGTCCTTGATAGAATGAAGTTGTTAGAAGCTGCTGCTTCTCTTATTTCGTCTGCGAACTTTCGGTATCTGAGAACTGCTGGTCTTTTCTTCCATCGGTCCGCTTGTGTCTGTCTTGGTTTGCTTACTGGTGTCAATTCCAGCTTTAGAAACGAATCCATATGTTTCTTCTTTTTCTAGTTGCGTATCCCATGCATTGGATATTGTGTACTCATGGACATGCTTGTATAAGTAACAATGCTCATCCACATCAGCACGAAATACATAATCATTCACACCTTGTGCGATTGATGTATGTCTTATTAAAATCCATTCTAGTTTTTGGTAATCAATCATTGCGTAGTAATTCAACATTAGTAGTTATGTTTTTGATTTATAAGTCCTCATAGTCGTAGTTACGTCTTACATCTTCTCCATGAAACTCTATCCAGGTTGTAGAATCTCTGTCTGCTAACCTGGAATAGAATGCTTCACCAAAGATACTCATTACTTCACCACGTTCCATATTAGTCGTGATGATGAACGGCCTCATATTTCCGTGCCGTTCAGAAATCAAATACATCAACTGCTCTACTTCGAACTGTGTTGCAGTCTGTGATTTGTCTGATTTAAGTTCGTCAATGAACAAAAGATCTGCATGGATTGCAGGGCGTAAGAACTGTTCCATGTCTTTTATAGTCTCGTCTTGAAATACGCCCCGCATTTTTAGAAGCCAATTGTACCAGCGTTTAATCATCACGCTTTTACCATCAGCATAGAACTGTTTAGCAATAGCTACTGCTAAAGTGGTTTTACCTGTACCAGGAGGACCTGAAAGGATTAAGGAGTATTGTTTCTTAATATCATCATAAAGATCCCATGGTGTTCGATCTAAGCCTTTTAGGAAGTTGTAGTTATCAATATTGTTAAGTGTGAAGTCTGCATGTTTCATAACACCAGCTTCCTGCAGAAACTCCATGAGCTTTTGTTGTTTCTGTTCTTCACTAGGCTTTACTTCTAAGAATCTTACTTTCTCTACACCATCCTCAATAACCCATTCAAATGGACGATCAGTAGTTTCTTCGTAAGTAAGCATTCCTTTATCTCGTTTCCGAGCCGAGTCTCTGCATCTTTTGATTAAGGTCAACAGATAATCTTCTGCCGATTGTTTGCTTACTGTTTCTTCTTTGGGCTGCTCTATAGTTTTCTTCTTTTCTTTGATTAGTTGCTTTATGTCTTCCAAGTTCTGTGTTGTTGTAGAAGTCATCGAATTTCTCTTCAAATATGATTTCAGTACGTCTTGCCCAATCGTAATACTTTGCACCTTTGGGGAATTGTTTAGCCACATATTCAGCAACAGCGATAACAGCATCTTCAGAGTATGAGTTAAACAATATAGATAATCTTTTTTTGGTTAAGTTAGTTAATCTATATTTTCTCTCAAGAATAAGACTAATCTGTTTTATAATATTATATATATTATTACTGCATTCGTCTGACATAAGCGTTTTGGTGGTAGCCCGAACTGATGTTCTTAATGCGTGAGGACTCGCAAAAGGCTACCAATTCAGGTTACATCAATGCTGATTTAAGTTGACCAACATAACTCATAACTTCCTCTGTTTGTTTGGTATCGAGTTCGTTGGCAATTTCTTGGAAGTCTGAACTGTTTACAAGTTCCTGTAACTTCTCATAACTAATACAAGCAGATGCGTGCATCCTGGTTGTTAGATTCTGTACGATTTCGTCACTAGAATCATGAGTAGGAATGCTGTCAATGCTATCTGTTTTTGCACTTTCTTTTGGTGTTTCAACTACCTTCAGATGGTCTTTTTTTTTACCATCTTGTTGTGCAATAGCATTCGCTACTTCAAAGGCACTAGCATAGGCATCTTCGATACCAATACCCATACATGCCAAAGCACGACCGATTGCAGATGTTTCTGCATTTTCTACATAGCTGGTTTTGTTGACGAATGAGTTTTTATCATCACGTCTTTCGTGTGCAATACCTGAAGCCAATATGCCACCAATATCGCTACTGGTATCATAAATAGTTGCACGAATAACAATTTCCTCTTTGTCTTTATCCCATTCCAATACTTCCGTATTGATGCCCAAACTTGCGTAGTTTGGTTCACCACGAAAATGTTTAATACGCTCATGAACTTCTGCGTATTGTTTACCTTTGATGTTGGTTGTTTTGATCTTTGCGTTACTCATCTTTCTTACCTTTCTTTGCACTTAGCGTTCTGTAAGGTTCACCTACTTTAAGGACATCCTCGTACACATCTGGGTACTTGGATTTAAGGAGCTTGCTATCAACGGTCTTTCTTCCGCTGCGATAGCGATACTCATACAACGGATTACCAAGGTCATCAGTTACGATTTCAGCTGATCCGATTGTGATCTTGGCTTGAGTTCGTAACTCTTTGGCCTTTGCTTTAAGCTCGGTTGCAAGTGAATCCAATTTACTTGCTTCCTCCACTTTCTTCTGGATCGCATCAGTAATAATGATTGAACCACCTGTTTCTTCTGGTGGATGAACCAATCTAAGATCCGATTCACAAGTCGCTTCTGGTCTTTTGTCTTCAATGACATGCTGCCTCCAGAATTGTTCTGCTCTCATTTTGAAGAGATCTATATCATTGAGTACTTCTTCTCTGAATATAGATCGATGAACTAACTTCTGACCGCCTAGTAGGGCGAAAATATGCCATGCTTCTGCTTTAGAACAAGCATTCAAAGCTGCAATACCTTGCCAGTAATACCATGGTGGAACATTATGCTCGTCCCATGATTTGGCTTGGTATATGCCTTGGTTCTTGATCTCTGCAATATCACCACTTGGCACAATGCGACCATCCAGATGCGCGTATAAATACTCATTCGCCCAATAGGTCTTTTGATCTCTGCGTACTTTGACTTCTGGGAAAAAGTCTGGAATAGCACGTAGGATTGGCTCTTCTAAGTATGTACCCCAATACACGGATTCTTTCTCAGAAAGGTCCTCTGGTTCTACACGACCAGTTTTCTCGGCCCAAAGATCCACTAAGGTTTTATACTTAGAAGCTTGCATAAGGATAGGAGCAACCGATGTCCCTATACCTTGCAATCTGGCTTGTTTGTCATCAGCTGCGAATGCTGTTTTCATCATTCCTCTTACTTAAAAATTGTCTTACATCCAAGAGACTGCGATCTCGCTCCAAACGAGCAGTCTCTAACCTTTGATCAAAGTTATGAAAATCCTGAATCGCTATCCGCAGTTGACGTACTTCAAGCGTGAGTTCCTTCAAGGTGTCTAAGAAGATCTCGCTTTCTTTCATTCAACATCTCCATGGCTTTAGCTGTAATCTTTGGATTACGTCTTCTTCCAGCCAGTACCTGAGATACATATGGCTGAGTGTATTCCATGTCATTAGCGACCTTTTGTATCTGCACTCC